TCAGCTGCGATTTTGCTGAATAAGCCTCCGAGTACTGTTGAAGTTTACAACGACGTGGATGAGGAACTTGTCAATCTCTTCATGACCGTGCGGAACCATCCAAAGCAGTTCGCTAGGGCCGTCCAAAGCATCCCGTACTCTCGTGAATTGTACGAACGCTGGCAAAGACAGATCCGGGACGATAAGCTGCAGGGCACTCAGCTGGAGCATGCAGCCAGGTTCTACTATGAACTTCGTAGCAGCTTCTTCAGCCAGGTGGAGAAAGGTTGGAGGTTCGCAACCAATACTGCTGAGGCCGGCCGACTCTACAACTGCATTGGCGAAGTTGAAACCATTGCCCGACGTCTGCAGAACGTCTACATCGATCACCTGGACTTCAAGCGCTGCATCAAGAACTGGGACCGACCGGACACGTTCTTCTACTGTGACCCACCGTACTTCGGCGCAACCGCGTACCGGCGTGGGATTCATCCGTTCGTGGTCAAAGATCACAACGACCTCACCGAACTGCTGCATCACTGCCAGGGCAAATGGTTGCTGACCTACAACGATCATCCGAGAGTACGGGAGTTGTATGATGGTGACAGAACGAAACGAGTTTCCACCGCCCTGAACACGGACAAGATCCCGCACGGAGGAAAGCGTCGCAGCTTCCCGCAACTTATCATAATGAACTACAAGCCTGGTTAGTTTTGCTGAACATGAAATCGCCTCAGGCTGTAAGACACCTGCTCAACAGGGGCTACAACCTCATAGGTGCCGGCCGAGGCAGGTTAGTGTTCGGCAAACCTGGCGGCTCGAAGGTGTACAAGATTTCGTGGCGAACCAAGACCGACATGAACGAAGTTGAATGGAATCAATACCAATCACTGAGTGCCGCCCAAAAGGAACTGGTTGTACCGTTACTGGCTTTCTACAAACTGAAGGATGGAAATTCCGTACTCGCTCAAGCCAGGGCCAAACCGATCAACCATTCAACATCAAAGGAAACGACATTAGCGCTACGAATCATGAATGCTGTTGGAGTCAACGACCACGTAGCCCGTAATTTCGGTTACTACCAAGGTCAACTACGAATACTCGACATCGATTCACCGACGGCGCAGCCTCCACCCCCACTCATCACGAACCACGGGTGCCCAGGTAAGCGTTGAGGATGAAACAGCCTTGTCTGCCAGTAATAATCGCCCTGTGTCCGGGGACCCCCCCCTAGGGGGGGGTGGTCCGGCGTATGCCAGCCTAGTAGGCTATGTGCGGTTGGCCAGGGATCAGCTGCAGGGTGTTCCCATAGCGACTGTAAGTGTGCCGAAGATCCGCGAGGACCTGGTTGACACGCTTGTGGCTGCAGTTGCAGAAGCCCAGACGGTAGCGAAACAGGGCAGTGCAGAGGCTGGTAAGAGTGTAGGTGGCATGTCGACGAAAGCCCGCTGGTTCCAGCTCCTTGGCTACCTGGCCCAGGTTCTGGATGGCGTCTGCAGGAACGTGGAGCTCTCCGAAATCAACGAACGCCTTATGCGCGTTGAGAAAGTGATGAACCTTACACCGACCAAGCCTGTACCGCCGCGTTGAACGAGCTGAAGATGCTGCAGAGGAAGAAGCATCAAGCGACAAAGCTAAGTTGATCGTTTGGGACGAGAAAACCAAACTACTCTACAAGAAAGATGTTGTTAAGTTCGCCGAGGAGATTCTACGCTTCAAGCCTCTCCCATACCAGGTCATACTTCTTAAGGATGAAAAGAAACGAATCGTCGTTATCTGGCCAAGGCAGTCAGGTAAGACAACCACTCTCTCAGTTCGCATGATCTGGTACGCGGCCACCCATGACCGCACCACGAGTCTGATCGTGGCACCAGGTCTCCGCCAATCTATGATTGTGATGGACAGAGTTCACGCGTTCCTCTTGTCCATGGACAAGCCGCTGCGTCGAAAGATCGTTTCGAAGATGCAGCGAACTGTTATCTGGTTCACAAACGGATCTCAGCTGGTTGCCTTACCGAATTCCCCAAACCTCCTGAGAGGCTACACGGCTAGTAACGTTCTAACGGACGAGTCAGCGTTCTTCCGCGAAGACGAGCTCGTTTTCTACAGTGTCCTGTTTCCGATGCTGCAAACAACCCAAGGCACACTAATCGCCAGCAGCACACCTTGGGGCAAAGACTCAGTCTTCTACAGGTTCACTCAGGAAAAAGCGTTCAGCAAAGAATGGGTCAAGATCGATCAAGTAGTGAAAGCCGGCCTTACCACACAAGAATTCGTCGACGAGATGAAGCAACGGACACCAAGCGAACGGTTCCGCCGAGAATACCTCGCTGAGTTCGTTGAAGACGAGCTCGCCTACTTCACCCAGAAACTAATCACTCAATGCATCCACAGCGAACTTGCTCCGATCACAGACGACTGGACCAAACACATTACGCCGCCACTTGGCCGTTACTTCTTGGGCGTCGACTTGGGCAAGAAAGTCGATTTCTCAGTCATAGCAATGGTTCGCTGGAATCCCAAGACCAAGTCAGCCGAGCTCGTAGGCATCGTTCGTTTCCCGCTCGAGACACCATACGCCACAGTCATTGGCTACGTGAAAGTGATTTGCGATAAGCTGCAACGCGTCGAACTGGTCTTAGTCGACCGAACCGGTGTGGGCGAATACATCACCGAGGAAATGCAGAACGTCCACATCAAAAGCAAAGTCGAAGGCGTGATGCTAACCGTTCCCTCGAAGCAAGAAATTCTTGGCTACATGAAGAACCTGATGGAAACCGAACACCTCGGCCTGTATCTTGATCAGGATCTAATTGCCCAGGTCAACGTGGAACGATTCGAGCTCACCAAAGCCGGCCAGATACAGTTCTCACACCCAGACGGAACACACGACGATGAACTCTGGGCTCTCGCCCTAGCGGTGTATGCGACACGAACACCTGACACAAGCTACATGTCGATTGGTTATGGAGTCTCAAATCGTTGAGCATCGCAGCGAATGTGCATCCTACACTACGCACACCAACCACAACACATGTACTTTGCGCGGATTGCGACTGCCGGCTTCGACCAGAGAATGTGCACCGAATCAACGGCGTGCCATATTGCCGGTCATGTGAGAGAAGGTTACTGCGATGAGAGAGGTCAACGAATGGCCTGCTGGGCGTTGGGGCATCAGGTATGCAGGTTTTAGGTATTGGCTTGTTCTCAAGGTTGCGAACAAACTGCTTGTGCCTTTCGGGCGCTGCCTAGCTATTCACGTCGAGCCCCTGTCTTGGAAAATACTGAGTGTTGACGAGTGGCTGAGTCACGGCCTCACAATGGAGGAAATGATTCATTGAAGAATCCAATTCTGCAGATAATTCACAAGGTGAAAGCGCCTCCTAAGCCGTCGATACCGCAAGGGCTCGCGCTGGGTGTTCCTGGTACGTGGTACGCCTATGGTTTTCCTCCTAGGACAGATTGGCTTCGGATTGAGCAGGTCTATCGCACATTCCCTATGGTCAGCTACAGCATTGAACAGTTCGCAGAACACATCGTCGGCCCAGGCTACTATCTGCTGAACAAGGGTTCCGATGAAGCGCTTGAGATCTGTGAGGCGTTCAACGAAGGAATCAACGCGAAGATGGTGATGCTTCGCATTGCACGAGAGTTGGGCCTCTACGGAAACAGTGTCTTGGAACGACGCTTTACAGACTTCGAGAAAGACGAGGCCGACGAGTTCAAGCTTGCAAAGATCGGGGACTTCGTAACCGTCCAAGCGCTACCCATCTCAACAATGCGCATCGTCCCAAGCATGTTCACCGGCACAGATCCCGCGAAAGGCTTCACTCAAATTATCATGGGCCAGTGGCGACGATTCGCTCCCGAACAGATCGCTTGGTTCAAGTTCAATATCAGTGGTGGCCAGATAGGTTCCGACTTCTACGGCCAAGGGTTCGTGCAACCCATCCTGGACTACGTGTGGGCTATCCAGCAAATGGAAGACTACATGGTTCGCATCATGAAACGGTACGCTGCCCCGAAGATCCTCTGGCAGATCGGAACTGCCGAAGCTCCGCCAAGCCCCGAAGCTATCCAAGGTTGGGCTGCGACACTCAAACGAATTCGCCCCGACGAAGACTGGATCGCACCATTCACCAACAACGCCAAAACCATTGAAACAACGTTAACCGCCCGCTTTGAAGAATACGTCAGCCACATGCAAGCCCAAGTTATCGCAGGCCTGCAGAACCCGAACCTCGTACTCTCACTCCTGGTCAACCGTGTAAGCGATGCATCTGCCCGCGCCATGCTAGACGCCTGGAACAGGAAGATCGAAGCCGTACAGGACGCCATCAAAGAGATGTGGGAAGACCTCATCTTCAAACCCCTCGTAGTCCAAGAAGGTATCGACGAAGATCTAACGCCTGAGATCATTTGGGGCAAACCTGAGGTTCTCACAACTGCACCGAAGACCAAGATTGATCAACTAACCCTCCTGCTGAACCCAGCCTTGGTTTCAGTAACGCCCGGCACTCACTTCGACCTAGAGAACCAGCTGCGAGAAGTTCTCGGCCTAGACCAGTTGCCTAAGCACCTTCGACCCAAACAAACGGGACCAATGCCGGCGTTACCAGGTCCGCCACCTCCAGCTGGCGGCGCAATGAACTCACAGGATCTAACGGCTGATTCAAAGACAGAGAAAGGCGAAACTTCACCAAAAGCCCCACCAGCCGAGGGGAACACTGAGGCAATTCAGAACGCGTTAGCCGCGAAGATTCGAGAGCTGGAACGGAATGGCGTCAAATTCCACTACTGAAGCAGCGATACTTCGAATTCGACGAATCGAGGTGGCAACCGTCGCGGTGATGGCTGCCGGCCTCGTCATCGCCATTCTCCACGGTAACTTGTACGATTACGTGTTCGACCTCTTCCAGATCCCGCTGGCCAGCTTCACCTTCCGGATCCTCTACCTCAGCCTACTCTCGTACAGCGCCTTGGGCTTCGCTGTGTTCTCGGCGTTGACCGTCTACGACGAGAGGGACCCGAAACGGCGTTGGAGAATGTATGTGCAGGGATGGTTGCTTCTACTCATAGCCGCGTCGGGGTATGAGTGGGTGTATAGCGCAATAGACCAGGGCGCCAACATCACCTTGAACAACATGGCCGTGGCCCAAGATCCGTACACGTGGCTTGCGAAACGTGCGTCAGTGATTTTCTTCGGCGCACTATTCCTGTTCTGGTTGTTAGAGAAACGAACCCCAGCCGCGTTCATGGTGACGGCGAATGGTATCCCTTGAGACAACGCTCCTTAGTGCTGCGATCGTGGCCACCAGCATCAACAGCCTCCTAACCACAATCACACTGTTCCACCAAGTCAACGAGAAAATGAAAATCCTGCATTCCCTCCAAACAGTGTCAAACGCCCTCATTGTCGTTGCCAAGAAAACGCGGCACCCGCGGTTCAAACGAAAGCCACCAGCTGCTATTGCCTCAGCTGGAACGGTAAGGTGCCGAAAATAGAAGTGGGGTAGTAGGTGGAGTTCCGGCCGTCTTGCATTGTCACATCATCAACCAATTCCCAGCACAAATCTTGAAACCGTGTCTGGAATGTTCCGAGGGCGCGGTAGCAACATATCACCTGACCGTTTGTGGTGAAGAAGTAACCTTCCAGACGGTCGTTGTGTGATTGGCCACTTACGTTTGGACTGCACACCCGGAGGGTACGAAAGCTGGTCCGTGTGACGCTTGCGCCGCCCTGGATGGCAAAGTGTTCACAGCTGATGAGGCGGAGGACCAACCGATCGGCGACGAATTCCACCCTAACTGTTCCTGCACCTGGGAAACTACACCGTTCGAATCTGTGAAGCGAGAAGACATGTCACAATCACCAACGTTACCCGTAGGTTGGACTCAGCAACAATGCGATGCTGTGTTCGAGAACCGGAAGGTCAAAGCGATAAAGCGCGGGACCACACCAGCCGAGGCCCACGCGGAAGCACAGCAGTACCTGGATTCGGTCGTAAAGTCTGGCCAGAAACCACCTGACGTCTACGTGCACAACCATGTCCATGGTCATGCCGCCGGGTCGTCACTTGCCGGTGTCGTGCACCGACATGCACACAGTCACATTGCTGGCCAACCGCATCCGGATCCGCGGATGCATCACCACAGCCATGGTACGAAGGGTACTTCGAAACTTCACGAATCGTTCAACTGGTTAATGCCGTTCAAGGCAGCGTTCGAAGGCCTCAAACACATCATCAAGGGCCAGGCAATCACGGTCGGCGTGACAAAGAATAAGATCCCCTACACTGAAGATGAGTTGATGCGTTCCGCCCGAACTCTAACCAATAAGCCTCTTCTGATCAACCATCTCGAATCGGTTCCTGAAGTGCAAGAATACATTGTCACGAACGAAGACAAACTCCACCCGTTAGTCAAAGCTGCACTTGAGAGCATCGTTAGCCGCGGTCACGTTGGCGTTGGAAGAGTAAGCGATTCGGAGTTTGAGGATAACGCCGTTGAGTACGTTGCCCAAGTTACAGATCCAGCAACCCAAGCAGTAGTCGACCACAAGCCGCCCCTGGTCCTCGGCGTGTCGATCGGGGCCATCCCGCGCAGCAGCGGCATGCCACCGACAGGCATCATATTCACAGATCTAAGCCTCATCATTGCGCCTGAAGTACCCGCGGATCCGGACGCCACAGCTGAGATTATGGAGAAGATGCGGGAGATGCTTCTCTCACCGGCGCCACCCAACCTGCTTGATGTTCTCGTGGAACTACGCCGACGAGTAAACCAGGAAGTTCTTAGTCGCTTGCACTGGGAACAGTGGCAACGCAGCTAAGTTTCTCGTCACACGCCCAACCGGGTGTTTGACAAACAACCAGAAAGGAAGGTGATATTGTGAAGGATTTGAAAGGGATGAGTGACGACGAACTGTTGAAACTACGCGAAGAATTGAGCTACGACCTTGGAGAGGACGGTAACGGCGAAGAAAGCGGCGAGCTCAACACAGAAGAGATTCTCGAAGCATTCTCAGGCCTATCAGAGCTCAAGGAAGCAGCACCAGCCGCCAAGAAAGGCGCGCCGAAGAGTCCACCGAAAGGCTACCCAACAAGCAAAGGCAAGTACGCGGACCCTACTAATTTCAAGTACCCGTTGGACAGCGAAGCACATGTTCGCGCTGCGTTAGCTTACTTCTCGAAGGCATCGAATCGTTCCGGTTATTCCCCGCAGGAACAGAAGTTCATGTGGAAACGGATTATCGCGGCCACGAAGAAGTACGACATCCAACTCAGCGACGACGTGGCGAAACACGCAGAGAAGCTCGGGGAATCAGATTCTTCCGATGATGGGGAGGTGAAAGAAGAATTGAACGAGAAAGAGATTATCGAATTGATTGACAAACATATCCATGAACAAATGGGTAACACCGGTCAAGCACCCAACACCATGGAGAAAGCCGGCTACCCACCCCCCAAAGTACGTGTTCCACCCGACATTGAAGCCATCACCACGCAGCTAGAAAACTTCAAGACCCTACACGCCGCACACTCGAAAAACAACGACGACATGACTGCGAAGGTTGCAGCCCTCACCAAACAGGTCAGCGACCTAAACGCGGGTTTCACGAAGATACAGGCAAGTTTTGGAGACGACAGCTCGGATTCTGATAGCTCCGATTCTGACAGTTTTACCTCTGACAGCTCAGATTCGAGTAGCTCTGAGGACGAAGAGGTTGGTAACAGCAGCGAGAGCAGCGATGACAGTGGTACCGACCAGAACAGCGATGGCGGTGGCCAGCAAGAGATGCAAGAGAAAGCCGCCGCAGAAGTCAAGGCCGCGGGTGAAGCCAAGTCTACCAAAGAAGCCAAAGCTGCCTCTAGCGCTGGACCCGAGAGTCCCGACTCAACTCCCGACGACTCGTCCGAACTAGACGAGAGCAAGGCCAGGGAGAAGAAAAAGAAACTCAAAGCCAAACTCGAACACAAGAAGAAGGTCAAGGAACAGATGACGCAGGGTAAGGCACACGGCGTCGTAGCAACCACCGACATGTCTAGTGGGACGGGCACTTCACCTCCAGGATTCGGCCCAGACCACAACGAGGACGGCCAACGCAGCTTCGCCGATGCAATGGAAGGGGCTACAAAAATGCAAAAGAGGCGATTGATCGGTGCCTAAGAAACGTACACGGAAACGAGCAACTGCTACGGGAACGACTGAAATAGCCGGCGGCGTCGATGTTGCCGGTCGCCCAGTTCACTGTACGAACTGCGGCTACTACACTGGTCGCGGTGCAGCTGGCGATTCATGCCCAGTATGCAAACAGCCACTTGCATTCGTTTCACCTAAGTAGTTCATTCGGGGGTGATTTCGGATTGGAAAAGAATTACCAGTGCGTCCTCTGCGGCCACTACTTTGAAAACGCCGCCCGTCGACCTGAACAATGCCCCGACTGCGGCTGCAAACAGATCCGCGACGTTGAGAGAGGGAACATGGATTCTGTCAACCCCGCCTCGGTTGCGCACTTGAAGAAGAGGATGGAGAGTTGTCCTAATTATGACACGGACCCAAAGACTGGCGCACAAAGCTACCACAAACTTGAGCTTAACAGGGAAATCGATGTCAGCAAAGCAAACTTGAAACTGAGGCCGGAAATCGCGGAGGTAACGCTTCGCTGGCGGTGCAGCCACTGCGGAGTACTATACAACCAAGAGGTCATTCCACTCTCGCGTCCCGATGTGTTTGAGAAGTTGGGCATACTCAACGAAGTAGAATCGAAAATACCAGGTTGGAGGCCTGAATAGAATTGCATGAAACGTTCCTCGTTCGCAAAGCAATAGCCATAAACGACGAACGGCAAAAGATTCGAACCCTCGAATCCCTAGTCTCCCACGCCAGAACAGAAGCGAAGCGAATACTTCACTCAACACACTTTCGCCTCCTTCCCAGCCTATCATACGACCCTCAATTTCGTTTCTACATTTTTATTGTAGAATATCCATCGAAAACCGTCCGCCCAGAAAGCTTCGAAGAAACAATGACGAAACTCAAGGGAAGTAAGTGAAGGTTCAAATTCAATTGCCCGCACCACCCTACCCCGCCCCCGCCGCCGACCTCCTGTTCCCACTTTCATGATCCTGTTCCATGGACGCCTCTAAATCAATCGTAAGGACCATGTGGGAGTAGTCGTCCCGAATTCGCAAATTGTTTAAGCATCTCCGCTCGATGCTCTTCTTGGTCGTCTTTGCCAACACCTGAGGAGTTCTATCGAGAGTTTCGCAGTCGATATTGGCGATTTCCCGCAATCGCTAGGCTAATTCGCAGACCAGGAGAGCGACGACGGGGACGTGGAGTAGGTGGCGAGAGACTTTGGACGAGAATCATGCTTGATGCCGAGGATGGATTCTTCGCACACATAGCCGAAAGAATGGGATACACGGTGTCAAGAGAGACGCTTCGAGTTGACCAAATATGGCGTGATAGTGGCAGAAAAGTCGTTCTTGCGTTAGAGCATGAAGGCTGGTACGCCGGTATAGAAAGAGAATTGGAAAATCTGAGCGCCGTAGATGCACCTCTGAAGGTATTGGTGACTTATGTTAGAGATACCGAGCATGGTTGGAGACCATTCAAACTCGCAGAACAGGTGAAGAAACATTTGAATGAAAGCGCGGAGAAGAACGATTTTCTCCTGATCGTCGGCAACAACGCTGCCAATGAGTGGGTAGGTTTCAGGTTCTTTCCCGAACTCACATTTCGAGTGGACGTCATCCCTCCTCCTACACCAGGTCTGCGTGAGACTTAGGTCCGGTCTTTCAAGCCGCCATCAGCTACATAGGTCTTACAAACTGCTTGAACTCTGGCCCTTTCATCGTCACTTCGTGACGGAGCCACCCGCGCTATGAGGCGGGTTTCGGTGAATTTTCGCCTACACCCGTGTTAGAGGGGTGTCTGTGGTCGTATCGCTCGACAGGTCGGAGCTTAAATTATGAGTGAATAAAGAAATTGACTGATCAAGCCCCAGAAGTTCTTCTGGGAGCTTTCGTCGGAGAAGCAAATACAGAATCCTTCCAACTTGCGTCGGGTACCGTCAACCCTGGCGACCTAGTCAAACTCAACGCCACCGCCACTGGTATGCCACTTCAAGTAGTTCCAGTTGCCTCGGAAGGTGACCCCATCATTGGTGTCGTCCAACGTGTTGAAACCATCATGGGTACAACATGGGTGTCCGTCATCGTGCGAGGCAAGACCAAGCTGACGGCATACGGAGCTATTGCAGCAGGCGCCAAAATCAAGGCATACACCCAGTCACTAGCTGAAGCAGATGCTGATGCAGATCTCTCGGCGTTCGGAACCGCATTGCAAGCAGCTGCCAGCGGCGACACGGTCCTAGTGATCGTGGATTGCGCTGGAGCGTAGGAGAACAACAATGCCAGTTCAGATTAACGACATTGTTGAAGCCTACGAAACTGCTTACGACCGCAACTGGGACCGTAAGGACCCACCGTCATCGAAGGAACTAGCAGTATTCTGCCCTGAATCGAAGTCTCCACTTGAGGCTGAGAAGAAGCTGAAAGAATACGCGCGGCTTAGAGAAGTAAACGTTTTCGGCCCAGGCTTCGTGCCCGGGGACCTCATCGGCCGTGACCCAACCTTCATGCGGCTGAAAGAACAGGTCCGGCCCAAGCTTAAGGAAATGATCTTGTCGGACCAAGCATACGCGGTCGCCGAGATCAACCGTATAGTTTGGGAAGCACTGCAACCTAACCTGGTCTTCAGAGAGCTCGTCACCATTTGGCACACCAACAACCCAACGTACAGGTTCATTCGCGCCATCCTGATCCCCCGCGCCTTCGATGTAACTGAAGCGTCTGAGATCCCCATCGCGGGCGAGAAGTACGACTATGTCGACGTATCCATGAGAAAGATTGGAGTACGACCCCAAATCTCACGTGAACTCGTCGAAGACGCCGTATGGGACGTTGTAGCGCGTCAATTGGCTGAGGGCGGCCGTGCTATGGCTCAGAAGGAAATGTGGAATTACCCTCCACACCTGAAAATGAGCTTGGCATAGCGATCCTCAACACGCATGCAAGCAGCGACAACAACTATCAAGGCTACGGCCTCGCACAAGACTGTGGCACACACGGCACCCTCGCCTACGCAGACATTGTCAAAGGCATTGGCCAGTTGCGTGGCCAGAACGCATTTCCAGACACCTTGGTCGTGAACCCATCGGAAGAAGCCTCAGTTCTTCAGGACTCGAACTTCATTAATGCCTTCTACTTCGGAGGATTGATGAAGAAAGCCCTGGGTCCGCAGGAGTTCTTCGGCCAAATGTTGGGCTTCCGCACACTAACCAGCACACTACAACCAGCAGGAACATCACTACTCCTTGACACCGCACGTGCAGCGGGTTTCGTTATCCGCCGCGATGTCACCGTCGAACACCTCGTCGACCCCATCAAAGACTTGTCCGGCGCAGCTTTCACCAGCAGAATCAACTTGGGCGTTCTCCGGTACCTAGCCATCTGCGCCATAACCAACGCCTAAGCTTCAACCCGTGCGCTTTTGCGTACAGCGAATTTCTCCGCCATTTTCTTCGTTGGCGGCTACCTTACGATCATTGAAAAGGGAGGATAGAGAAAATTGGCAAGATCTAGCAAGCAAGTAACCGTAACCGGTGTGGCCACACTGCTTCTAGCCTTCAACGCGAACCGGACGAGTGCATGCCTAACGAACACCGGACCCGTTACCGTTTTCACTGGCCCAGACACCACCGTCACCACAACATCAGGCGATGAATTGTATTCCGGTATGCCAGAGAATTACGAGAAAAAGGAAGGCGACGACACGATCAGTCCACTGTACGGTATCACCGCGGGCACAAGCGCCGTCGTGACAGTTGAGGAAGACACCGATTAGGGGTTGAGTTGGATGCCTGAGAAAGGAGAGGTAATCGGAGGCGCACCATTAACCGCCGCCTACATTCTCGCCGCCGCTCATCCTTCGTTGCCTAACGGAATCGCCGTCAAAAGCTATCCGTTCGCTGCCGCCGACGTTGGCAACGTACTGAATGCCACCGGCTTTGGTGGAACACCGAACGCTCTCGCTATCGTCGACATGCAGTCAACAACGCAAGGGTTCCTGCCGCCTCGGATGACCACGACACAACGGAACGCCATCAATAGCCCACCTGAAGGACTTGTAATCTACAATCTGACCACACACAAGTTGAACGTGTTCACGGGCAGCGTTTGGGAACAAGTCACGAGTGCGTAGGCCCCGAAACTCTCCGCTATTTTCTTCGTTGGCGGTTTCATCTTCACCTGGTAATGAGTTTGCCACGTGGTAATTGTTTTGACATATGGTAATTATCTTGGCAGATGATGACGTCACAATCGCGGCGCAGATGCGCACCCGAAACCTGCTTATCATTCGTCGTAACGGTAAATGGACTCAGACAACCTACTGGAAACCGGACGGAATCCTAGCCGCCTCGAGACAGCTGCCAAAAAGGCCATTCGTGATGGCTTGCCGGCCGCTGTGCGGTCATGATCTGAAGTTTCCGCATCCGACCTGTTGGACGGGTTGTCGAATCAGAAGAGTGTGGTATGGTAAACTGCCGGCAACAATCGAAATAGAACGGGTATTCCAAATCGCTGTGATCAAACACCGGCGCTTCGCACACATCAAAAACATACTCTTGCTGAAGTCCCTCACACTCATCGAGAACTTGTTCTGCAACTGAGATTATGGTACCACACTGTAGTTTATCCGAAATGGTACCATACCATCCCTGACTATCCCCGGTTATCCCCTGTTCTACCATAGTCTTCCATGTTCTCCCTGGGTATCCCCAACTTGGGGAGTAGGGAACGTTGACATTTCGAAAGTATCTGTGGCGAGGTGCGGTTTTCGGGTGGACCGGTATCGCAAGCACCCTGGTAAGTATCGGGCTGCTGTGGTTACTCACCCAGCTGGGCCTCTGGTACCTCTATTCCGGGTTGATCGGTACGCTGGTCGCTGGCTTCGTACATTACAACCTCAACGTGGCCTCTGGAAACATACCGATCGCCGGCAAAATCCCAATCGCCGGCAAGTTCCTGCGCGGCGTTCAGGCGGAATGCGGTTGCATCGTTCCATTTCATAAATGGAATTTGATTTGCCCTAATTGCGAGAAATGCATCGACCATTGCGATTGCTGACAGGCGAGTGAAAATAATGAGCGATAACCCTGGCGATGAATACGGTTGGCGGTTCCAGGAATTTCATCGTCCCGGAGAGGGTGCCATATTCGGCATCGAGAATACCTCCAATTTCACGGTAATCCGGTGTCCAGTGTGTAACGAATTGGTTTGGGTTCCTAAGGGTCATTTCGACACGACACACATCTGCACGGTCATCTGCCCGTATAGCGGCGACCAGATGTGGTACATACCCGCGGACCCCTCCACAGCTAAGGACCGTTATGGGAAGGGGATAGCTCTCAACCCGAACACGGCGCCGCAGTGGATTGAATCTCGAAAGCGGTTCTTCATGTACTGCCCCAATCCAAGCTGCTCCTACATCGCCGAGAAAGGGTTCGCATTCACACAACGACGCGTTGAAGTGGACATTCAAGTTGGAAGATGAACGCCAATGTCGGCACCAACACTTACGTACGATAACATAGTTGCAGATCTGAACGCGCAAACCACAGGAACAACGCCGTCCAGGGTCCTAACCTTTGGGACGGATACGATCAGCGAAGCTAACGTGAACGCCCAGATCAATTCGGTGGGATCTTACCTAACCTGGTTCCTGGGCGCCAAGATCTGGGGCAGCACCGACCCAGTCACTCTCGGCGCCGTCAACAGGCTTTGGCTCAAGTACGCAACCGCCTTCATCCTGGCCGCGCTAAGCGGTAATTTGCTGATCACAGGGTTTGACGTTTCAGTTGGCGACGCGAGACTGTCGAAGAGTCAACGAGGTGCCCGATACCAATCCCTCGTTACAATGTACATGAACGAAGCGAAGATGCTGATGCTGCAACTCACACAGAATAGCCTAGCCACCACGGGGGGGCAAAGTCCTGCGGGATGGCCGTGATGAGCACTGTAGCGGCTTCGATGGCGGCAGACTTCCTTAGCGAACTCTCTCAAGACGGTTCTCCGGTCGTCTGGAAACAACGAACGATAACCGGAACAGATCCCTACAGCCAGCCTGAGGTACAATTCGTTCCAACAACGATCGCGGCGATTATCGGCAAACTGCGACCTTCAGATGTGAAACTGGTCGACGCCGGTTTCCAGATGCAGCAGTACCTTTGGATGCACTACGCGCCTTCTGTGAACGTTCAGATGCTGGACCGGATCACGTACGGCGGTCTCGATTACGAGGTTCGATTTGCACTCCCGTACATACTTCAATCGATCACCATCTACGGCCAAGCGTTGCTTCGATACATAACGGAGTGAGCTCGAGGATGGAGGACCCCAAGACTCCCATCCTGTTTATTCTGCAGGAGAACCTTAGCGTTACGAAAGACGACGGCACAACCCCAGCTAACGTTCTGGTCACGAGCGCTTGGTACAAAGACATCATCATGAAAGGCTGCGACGCGATGGTTACGGTAGGCATGGTCAACGACACAATCGCACCAAGCGGTCAAGGTTACAACTACCATCCCATGGGCGAAGACCATAACTACATTGTCGACGTGAACGTGTGGACAACCGACAAATTCGACGCCACCGGGAAACAGATCATCACGGACGAGGTTATGCGTTGGAAGCTAATTCAGCAAATCAGCGCTATCATACGGGCCAACTGTGTCGACCCGGTTTATGGATCTCCGCCGATTCCGTCTGGTATTCACACGTTGAACATGGGAGTTTTCCGAGATCTAGACGAACCTGGCGCCATACCTTACCCTCTTCGCAGAAGTCAATGTGAGATTAGAGCATTCTTCGTGAAAGACAGTTTGGCGGCGTGAAGCTTGGTTGTTGAGATTGACGTAGAAGTCGGCACAAGCGGTGTTATCGCTATGCTCCAGGATGGCCTGGAGAGCTTGGAGGATAGTGTTGAACAGGCTTTGGACCAGGGAGGGTCTCAGATCTGCGACCAGGCACGAACCATCGTACCAGTAGCAGCCAAAGCCCACAGCAAACGAGAACACCCAGGTTTCCTGCGAAGTACCATCGGCTACTCAGCTGATGGAATGACCTTGGAGATTTTCGCAACCGCGTACTACGCAGGCTATGTAGAGTTCGGCACCAGGAGAATGTCGGCACGACCGTACATGAGGCCGGCTTTCAACCAGTTCTATCCCGAGCTGCAGGACGGAATAGCTGCAGCTGTCGCTAACGCATTCGGCCAGTAGTTTCGGTCATGGCCTCGAGCGAGGCTTGACGAAAAATTTTGTGAGAGGTGAAGAACCTTAGTGAAATACAAGGGCACCGATGTAACGGTCACGATGGCCACCACAACTGCACTGCTTACCTCGAACTCTGCCATCGGCAACATTCAATCTCTAACCTGGAAAGAGGATCAGGGTATCACCCAGGAACCATCCGGGTTCGGAGGCCGTGGTACTGTAGGCAAAGAAGGCATCATCAAGATAACGGGTACGATCAAACGAGACTACGACGAAACCGTGGTCGACTCGAGCACGAACTATAGTTTCGCCCAGGAAGCTAACGCCTTCGAAACTGCAGCTCTAACGCGCCACTACATCAGAGTATTGATCAACTCTTCAGGCATCAAGTACACGTTCTACAACGTGATTGGTACCTACACGCCCAACGCAGGTTCAGTGGATGGGATCGTTTCGGAACAGTTCGACTTCTACGCCGATGCCATCTTCACAACGTGATCTCCCTAATTTTGTAATCCGCTGTCCGTAAAATTTTGGAATGATGTAAAATTGGAAACTCCTTCTACGGTAAGTGCCCAATCCGTTCTGATTGGGATACCTTTGCGTGAAGATGAGGGTCGGTTTGCCCACGTGGACGCCCGATTCACTGCATCTCTCCTAGCAAACATCAGCACCCTAGCGCAAGCTGGGGTCAAAGTCGGCATTCACCAAGCTGTGAGTCCCGGCTTAACGATTGATCAAGCTAGGAATAGTATAGCCTCGTTCTTCCTCGAGCAAACGCCATCAACATACCTCTTCTTCTGGGATTGCGACACTCTCCTGCTGCCCGATGCGATACTGAAGCTGCTGACCACAGCGTTGACCAAGAAGCTACCGCTCGTCAGCGGCCTCTACATGGAACGCGGAATGCCACACCGGCCAGTCATCATCGACCTCACTCTCGAAGGCAACAAGGTCACGTACTACAAGATACGGTACCAAACCATCGATGAAGTGCCGAGAGGCCAGGTGCTTGAGTGCGGAGTGACACCAGGCGGAATATTCATGGTCGAACGTTCCGTCTTCGAGACGATGCCGGCACCCTGGTTCGCATTGCCTCCCGGTATCGGTGAGGACATCTACTTCAGCCTCAAAGCCACCAAGCTCGGCTACAAACACTACGTCGACACCGACGTTGAGGGCATACACCTGGTACAGCATCCTGCAGCAAGCCAACATACGTTAAGAGCATGGGCGGACGCCTTTGGCTACGAAGTCACCAGACCAGACCCTGAATGTAAAGCCTGAAGACCTCGAGTTCTACGTCACGGGCGGCGTCGTGGTCCGCGGCAAACTTCGCGATCTGATTCTTCTACGGCAGACACTGCAACGAGATTCCCGCTATACTCTCGTCTACGCGAAGAACAGTAACATGCACCTCTACGTCGTCGACGAATCCGAATACATGCTGATACAGAAACTGAAAGAGCGAGAGGTGAAGAAGAATGGTGAGTGAAGAAAGAAAAGCCGAGATCCAGGAGAACCGACGTAAATTCCAACGCCTGAACCGCGAGATCGTTGAAGGCAAGCGACGAAAAGAGACCATCCCAGTTACTGGCCGAGATGGGGCGAAGTACGAGCTCGAGATACACGCACTCTCCGAATTAGCCATCGCCCGCGCTGCCCAGGTAAGCGGCCTAAGCCTCGCAGATCTGACCAAGAAAGTAGCGGTTGAGGACGCGGCTAAGGACGAGAAAGGTTTGGCGAAGCTGCATTTCCTTGACGAGATCGTTGCCGAAGCCCTCGTTGGTGATGCAAACGAACATCTGTCAGCTGAGGAATTAGCGGAGATTCTCCCAGGAATGGAACGGGCAAGAGTCTTTCGCCGCATTTTGGATATAAGCGGCTTAGGCGGCGGACCAGCTGCCGACGTGGACAAATTTCCAAGAGAGCCGGCTAGGTGAACAGCTGGCCATGCTTGTGTTCGACGCCCACATTCCATTAGTGCAGACTATTGCAGATCTGACCCCGTTGCAGAAAATCTTCCTGATCGGAGCCTGGAACCGACGCGTTGCGCGGCAAACAGGTGAAGAGTGACCCGAAGCCTGCGAAAGTAGATGACAGCCGAACGGTGCGGCCTCACACTGAAACAGAAAGCTCCCAGGGACAGTTAATCGAACTGTGAGCTTGAGGCTAACAGGAAACCAGCGGTCGCCCATCCAGTTGGATGAGTATTGCATTCATCGCAAATTCGGCGCTTCCCTTTCTACGTTCGCAAGCGGGAAACACTCCAGGACGACCTGAGAATATGGAAAGAGTTTGTTCGCTTAGACCGTACGGTCTGCAATTCTACCGTTCCAGCAATTTTCCTTACGGACTCAAATGCATGCTGTGCGACTACGTGTTCGCCCTGGATGGCGAACCTATCGCCGAGATCCCAATCGCCCGTCACCAGGAAGGCGTCGTCGTACAGCTCGTCTGCATGCGATGCGCTAACAGTGAGAATATTGCGACCCAGCAAATCAGCGGCCTTCCACCAGATTGATGGTTGGCTTTCAATTGAGGAAGCGGAAGCTCTGTACGACGCTGCCGTTGCGGTTCCGGAGTGTGGGCGTGTTGTTGAGATTGGTTCGTTCAAAGGCCGGTCGACATATGCGCTGGCTCTCGGCTGCAAGGACAGCGGCGTTGCGAAAGTAGTTTACTCGGTAGATCCTTTCACCGGCAACCCTAACGAACCTGGCTTTTTCCCCGCAGAGTTCAAGGCGGACCACGACAGAAACCTCGACCAATTCCTCAAGGAAGGCATTGTTGTTTCATGCGTGATGAGTAGCGCCGGCGCCGTACTCCACAACCACAAACCCAACCTGGTGTTCATTGACGGCAGCCACGTGTACGAGGATGTTCTGTTCGACCTGACCGCTTGGTGGCGAGAGCTCGTACCCGAAGGGCGCATGGCTGTTCACGATAGTTTGGGCACCCATCCGACAGTTGCAGATGCACTTCGGGACTTCACGAAAGCGAACAACCTCCAGGTAGAGTTGGTCACAGGTTCGATTAGTTGGTTAAGGAAGGTGAGTAAGTGATGGCAGGAGATTCAGACGTCAGCATTACGATTCAGGCTATAGACGAGGCTTCGGACGTTATCCAGGACGTTGAAGGCAACCTGGGCGATATGCAGGGTGCAGCCGAGGACATGTCCGGATCCCTGGGCGGGATGGCTGATTCGAGCGGCGCAGCTACTGAGGCCCTGGACGACACCAGCGACAGCTTAGACGGAACTTCCGAGAGTTCCATGTCGGCCATGCAATCTTACAGCGGCATGACCGGCGTTCTTCGTTCAGGCATCATGGACTTCGAACGTAGCGAGATGATGCAGATTCGGTTACAGTCGGCTACCCTCTCGGTTGAGAAAGCCCAGAACGCGTACAACGCTGCCGTGAAGAAGTACGGCGAGAACAGTTCCCAAGCCCAGCTGGCGATGCAGAACCTCAGCCTCGCACAAGACCGTCTCAGCATGTACCAGCAGAAGCAAATCGAGCAGTACGCGATGATGGGCCTACAACTGCCAATGATGTTGAACAACATCAGCCAGTTGGCAGGAGGCTTTGGCGCCCTAAGCGGAGTGTTCGGCGGTGTAACTGATTCGGTTGCAGGTTTCGCTACAGCTCTCGGCCCGGTGGGCCTAGCAATCATCGCCATCGTCGCCGTCGCAGCAATTCTCTATGAGGCTTGGACTCATGACTGGGGCGGAATACGAGAGATCGTAGGCGGCGCCCTGAAAGACATTCAAGGAGCTCTAAGCGGATTCGAAGATTGGCTAGGGACGCTTGGCACCACCATCTCAAACGCACTAGGTGGCATCGGGACCTGGCTGAAGTCAAACTGGCAAGATCTCCTAATCGGAGCACTCACCGGACCAGTCGGCTTGGCGATGGAAGCCTGGAAGAATAACTGGGGCGGAATACAAACCATCGTCACCAACGCCCTAGCAGGAGTACAAACAGCCATCACCAGTGGCCTCTCTGGAGTTGCAACGTGGTTCAGCAACGCCCTGAAACCAATCACCGGAGTGGTCAACACTCTCGGCACAGACCTGAGTACCGCGTTCACCGACATATTCTCAGTTGGCGGGCAACTTGGAACTTCGTTCATGCAAGGCATCAGCGTTCTGCAGAAGATGTGGAACGATGCTTGGTCTCCAACCGGTGCTGGTGGCAGCGGGTTTGACAATTTCGTTAAGATGGTTTCCAACGCGTTTACCGGAGCTGGCGGACTGGTCGAATCAATCTCAACAATCTTTGGCCAAGCGGCTGATACTATTCGAGCTCAAAGCCCGATCATTGGCGACGCGTTCGACACGTTCAAGGATGTAATTTCCGGAAACTGGTCGGCCGCTTGGAGTGACATGGGTAAGGTTGTGAACGATGCTTTCGGCGGACTACCTGGAATCATCCAGAACGCCATAGCCGGAGCTCCAACTTGGTTCGCAGGCCTATCCACGACCCTGGGAACCGCTTTCGATACAGTGAAGACGACCTTGGATACCGCGTTCAACGACATCGTCGGTTCGTTCCAGAAGATTGGTGGCCAAATTAGTTCTGCCTTATCCGGTGCAGCCGGTGGCCTGGGCGGAATTGCAGATTCGATTGCGAAACCGTTCCAGGACGCCGGGACAGCCATCATGTCGGCGCTATCCGACTTACCAGGAATGGTAACTAAGGGCTTGAGTGGGCTAGGGTCCGCGGTTCAAACAGCCCTGAGCGGTGCAGAAACATGGTTCTCTGGCCTGGAAACCTCGGTATCGAAAGCCCTCGGCAACTTGCCAACGGAAATTTCCAGCAGCCTAACCAGCCTCACAACTACAGTCTCAACGGCGCTTGGCAATCTACCCGCGGCCGCCAGTAACGGCATTATTTCGTTAACGACGACACTGCAGAAAGGTTGGGACGGAATTGTCTCAGCTGCATCAACAGCCTGGGATTCCATCAAAGGCACCGTCGACCAACAATTCCCAATGTTAGGTGCAGCGATTCAGACCGGCATGGACCTGGTGCAAGGTAATTGGGGTAAAGCCTGGTCAGATCTGCAGGCGATCCCAGGAGCGGCAATGAAACAGATTCAAGCCGACATTGTCGCGCCACTCTCAACGATCGGAACAAGCATCACCACTTCTCTAACCCAAGCCGTGAACGATGCCAAGACAACGTTCGGCAATATCGTCGACGCCATCACAACGCCTCTCGACAACATCGCCACCGCAATCCAAGGAAAGTTCCCAGCTCTCGCCCAAGCCATCCAGGGTGGAACAGAGATTCTGAAAGGCGATTGGGTTGGAGGCATGCAGGAGCTCGCCGGCGCCATCCCAGGAATATTCGACACCATCGGTTCAACGATCGAGGCGGCCCTAAGCAAAGTCGGCCAAGTCATCGGAACAGGTATGACGGATGCGCTTCAAGCAGCTCGCAAGGCTTTCGATGATTTCGTGAACTCCCTCAGCGCCAACGACCCATTCAAAGCCTTACTCAACCTCTTCACCAGTAGCCTGAATGCCATCGACTCAGTTGGTGCCGGCGCGTTCAAGGGTACACAGACCGCGGTCACCGGGGCTGTCAGCAGCATCACTTCGTCTCTCACTTCAGGCAAATCAAGTTGGATGGAACCGATTCAATCGTTCGTGGACTGGTTGATTGGAGGATCCATCTGGCCAGAGACCTGGCAGCAAGCGATTACGGTACTGCAACGGTTCGGCCCGGCAGCCACCGGGTTACTACAAGCAACCATGACCCAGCTTCAAACCATCGTCACATCGTCACTGTCGAAGATTGCAACCTCGTTCTCTCAGGGCTTTACACAAATCGAAGCTGTCCTTCGCACGGGCGCAAATGTTCTCGTTACGTTGTTCCAACCGTTCCAGCAGGCCCTACAGGACTGTGATACGGCTTGGATGAGCTTAAGCACCGACATTCAAACGCAGATCCCAATCATCAAAGGCGTCTTTGAGGACTTTATGAAATGGTTCATGCCGTTCTGGTCCGACCAATTCCAATCCATCGTTTCCACAACCACTGCAGGCCTCGCCTCGATAACGTCGACCGTTCAGGCTGGCACAAGCGCAATGGAGAGTGCCTGGGACACAACACTGAACGACATGGCTTCACAAACGAAAAGCTACTTCGAAGCCATCGTTCAGGAGATCCAAGCCCAGGTCGCAGCCATCATCGCTAGTTTGAATGCAGCTCGAGCAGCCATCTCAGGGCATTCCATCTGGCCAGACATGCTGAACGAGATGCTAGGCCAAACGAAAACCGGCATGGGTCAAATCCAAGATGTGTTCCAGACCGGTATCGCGGGATCCTCAGGCATCATACCTCTCCTGCAATCGATCAAGCCGAACATCACCGCGGCCACAGCAGCTGGGGGCGCCGGCGCACAAAGCCAATCTTTCACAATCCCTGTCGCTGTGTACCTGGATGGCCAACAGATCTCTTCAATCACCCAGAAGCGCTTGGTCAAGACCTTGTACCAGAACGTTGGCAGATCTCGCCGAACAACCATCATCCACTAGGTAATTCACTTTGACCGGCACACTTGCACGAACCACGCTAGGCCTTATCCTCGCTGAACCTTGCGACGCCACCCCTGCAGCTGAGGGTTGGGGTCAAAGTATCGGCGGTTCAACACAGTCCGGCGTTGCGGTTTCCCAGGAAGCCGCGCATTCCGGTAGCAACGCGTGGGATTTCCAGATAGCACCCGACTGGTCACCCTCCGCATACATCCAACTCACCAAGTCTGTTACAATCCCAGCCGGAGGCAACCCCCTCATTCGTTGCTTCCGCGGGTTGAACGTGAAAGGTGCAAGCTACGACGATTTTCTCGGCACATCACTAAACAGCAGCAGGTGGACCGGAGCTGCTGCAGTAGCCAACAGCTTAGTTACCATCAGCAACACGCCAAGCACCGATACCCCAATCGCCAGCGTGGCCACCTGGGCGCCGTCCGTCGCTGGCCAGAAAATCCGGTTATGCGCACGGTTTGCATTCGCTTCAGGCTTCAAACCGACTTTCGGAGCATTCGCCCACGGTCCCAGGGCTGGTGATGGTACCTATGGCGGTGTCACAGGTGTCCAAGGAAACGCGAACCCGTCCGACACTTTTGCGATGTACAGTGGTGGGGCGAAGGCAGGTGATTCGACTTGGCTTTGTGGCATCTGGGGGCTTGCCACAGTTGATGCGAACATGCACGTGTACGAAGTAGAATGGGATATGGACCCGACCTTTTCACCAAACGACTTCGAGACATCGATCTTCGTTGACGGCGTGCAATGTTTCCCCTACCCAGGAAGTGCCATGTACATCGGCGGCTATCTGTCGACGTACTGTGTCTTTGAACGAAACGCCGGCCCCGACAACCTCTTCCAGGTAGACTTCCTTTCAGCCAGTCTCCCTTCGGCCTACATGTGCAGCTTAACCCTTGGATCCCAAACACTGTTCAACAACGACGCGGCCAGCGACTACGGCAGCGCACTCCCGGTTGCCAACGACTTCTTCGATGAATGCAACGGTTGGGCCGCGGTCACCGTGACCGGAACTCAGACCTTAACCATCAAAGTGATGAACAGCAGTTCCTGGTTGCAGCCGTTCCCAGTCCACATCTTCTGGGACGACATCATGATAATGAACGACAAAACCATAATCGTCAACGGACTGCTGGGCGGCCAGAAGGTTGAGTTCTACAATTCTGGCGGAACACTACTCTTCTCCGGAATATGCACGGTAACTGGCAACTCGGTGACATTGGCGTCCGACGTCACACCATACCTGACCAGCGCGTATGGGTTGCTTGGCTACTTCAAAGTGTACAGCACCGATGGAACGACGCTTCTCGTAACAACCACGACTGCAGCTGCTTGGGGCGGCGACGTCTACACCTGGCTACCAAATCAATCAGCTGCCTCAGTGGTAGCGAACGTAAACCAAGTCTACGTTTCGGGTTCAGGCCTCACACCAACATCGGCCATTGTCACGGTAACGTTGGTTGACGCCATTACTGGAAATCCTCTCGCAAGTCGGGCGGTTACGTTCACGCCGAACTGCGGCACATGCAGCCCAGCCAGCGCCACGACTAATGCAAGCGGAGTCGCTTCAACTACTTTCACAGCTGGGTCGACTCCAGGCTTGGGTGGAGTCTTTGCGAACTTCGCCGGCGACTCAACTTACGGACCCTCGGCAGCCCAGCAAATCATTGACGTCTACTTGACGACGATAGTGATTGACCCAGCGAAAGGCTTCCAGGTGTTCATTGAAGGCCAGGAGATCGTTGCCTCGGCCGGCAACTACATGTTAAGCACGCAGTTCACGCCGCAATCGTTCGAAGTCGACACGCCCATCATGGCGACGTATGCGATCGGCGGCTGGTGGCTGGTACAGATCTACCGGTTCGGGGTCCTGGAATTTGTTGGACGAATCCAGGGTCGCAAACGGCAATCTGGCACAACCCCTACAACCGCGATAACTGGCGTCGACAACAAGATCTTGCTCCAACGGCGCTTGGTCAACAATGGGTACACGGATGACCCGAAGAACATCATAAACGACCTTCTAACACAATATCCCTGCGGCATAAGCCCTGGTACTCTCGTTTCATACGGGAACACTATCAACCTTGTCGCAAGCTACGAGATACTTGCCGACGCCCTGGCACAAATCCAGACCGACACGGGTTGGCTGTTCAGGCTGAACACGAACGGCACCTTAGACTTCGCATCCAGCTTTGGCGCATTACCCAACGTGTCGGTGATCCTGGGACAGAATGCAATCATGACCGAGTACGAAGAGGATTGGAGTCAGCTGGATACTTCGGTGACGGCCGTTGGTGCAGGAACCGGAGCGTCGCTGCTAGTTCAACAGGTCAGCAACCCGGCTGCAAGCCTCATCTACGGTTTGATTGAAGCCGTTTCATTGCAGAAGAGTATCGCAACACCAGGCGCCCTGGCGCTTGCCGCGCAGCAGATCCTTGCGGCACAGTCTCAGACCAGGATAACGATCACAGTCGACTTCAGCGACATGAACCCAACAGCCACTTACAACCTCTGGGACTACATCACCGTAACCGACAAAACAACCGGCCTGTCAGGGATCTACCAAATCTATTCGATTAAGCGGGATCTGACGAACGCGAATTATGCCGAGCTCGTTCTCACAAACGTCGTCATCGGTATGGCCGACATTCTCGCCCTGGTTCGTTCGAACGTGAAAGACCTTTCATTGTAGAGGAATATGAATTGGTAAAGTTTGGAACCTTAGAACTGCCCCACGTGCTAACCATCAAGCAGCAAGTAACCCGCACGTACTTGGAGGTGCCACTGCCGTACCGGGCGATGGACTACAAGGCAGATCTTGGTGGCCAAGGATCTGGCTTCACGATCGATGGCTACGTTCAGTCAGCTGACTCGGTAGCGAAAGCACAGATCGACGCCCTAGCCAACGGAGTGCCGTTGTTCCTCGACCTCGAGGAACCGTTCTTGCAGCCCTTCGACAACGTGTTCCGGTACCAAGCTACACCTGCCTGGACTGACGATACTGCACTCGCCCACCTGGGCGGCACGCCGTTCTCGTTGATGGCGGCGACGTCGGATTACCTGTACTTTGGGTATCACGAGAAATTCAACAAGCTGCAGTTCCTTCTCTCAACAATGGGTCTGTACGGGGCATTGATGTGGGAGTACTCCCAGGGGAACGGCGCTTGGCAGATCATGGACTACGAGTTCAACTCCACGTTCCCAGGGTCCTCAGTGAACCCCGCCCTTTGGACTGCCGCTGGAACCGTCACCGTTGCGTCGGGCGCGATGTCGGTCTTCAACTGGTCGTCAATAACTTCGGTCCCAACGTTCCCGTTGGGTTTCACGGAATCCTGGGTGATGTCGATTGCAGCACAGTGGACTGACTCCAAGCTCTATCCAATCTACATCGATTCGAACGACTACATCGAAGTGTATATCCCGTACGAATCCGGCATGTACTTCACATTAACCGCTTGTTCTAGCGGAGTCACGACAACCGTTTCGTCCACGACGCAGATTCCGTATGGTTCCCAGTTTACGTTGACGATCACCGCGACACCAACCGCGGTTAACCTCTACCTGAACGGCACTTTGATCGCTACAGTCACAACGAACATACCATCTGGCGTCGGCACAATGATGATGACAACTGGAGGTGGCAACAATGTGCCCAACGTCATTTACTCCGTCACCTACGCGACCTTGGGATCCACTCTCACCGATTCCACCAATCTACTCTCGCAGAACGGCGCGGTCAGTTTTCCGCCACCTTCGGATTGGGAGCAGGACACGGTGAATGGAGTTGCCAACAGGTATTGGATACGGGTTCTCTGCCCGAACGCCCTGACTACCGCGGCCATTGCGTCGCAGATCCTGATGAACCCCTGCTGGAACTGCATCATGCTCAACCCACTCTACACCTACGACCCCACCATCTGGGACTACATCGCCTACGAGCTCACATTCCAACAGCAAGAGAATCCAATCGTAGCTGGGTTGACTCGAGGGTTCGATCCCGCCGGCTTCGACCCGGCAGGCTTCGATTAGGAGGGGGTGAACGAGAATGGGAGGAACACGACTTTACCCAACAATGATTTTGACAACTGACTGGAACAACCTCATCAACTACCTGGGCGGCGCAGACGCTAACAATCAAATCAACACGGCCCGCATCCTGCTGAACACCGGGTACCCGAACTACGCTCTGAACAGCTGGGAATCGGCCACAGCTGGTTTGATCAGCGGTGCGAAACTTGACGCGGCAATTCCCAATTACGTCGACTCAACGCCAAACGACCCGACGGGGACAACAAGCACGACGGGAGTTATGATGGGTCTCGCGGTCGCCTTCACGCCCGTCAGGTCCGGAAATATTATGGTCCAAGTTGAAGGACAGATGCAAAACAACACCTCAGGTGATGGCGTCAACGCCTTGTTGTACTATGGAACTGGCGGAGCACCCTCGAACCAGGGCGCAATAGCAGGTACGCAGAAAGGGAAAGCAGCCAAAATTGACGCGGTACCAACCGGGGCTAAGAAGTATCCGTTCGGCATAACCACAATCATCCCAGGGCTGACAAAGAGTACAGCGTACTGGCTTGACCTAGCACTATTGGCAGTGACTGGCGGCACAGCATCCATCAATGGTCTTGAAATCGTCATTGCAGAGCTGTAAGCCGTTCTTGCCAAGTCGGACCCCCACGTGGTTCACCACAGTAAGGGCACGGTTCTGAATTGAACGGATCAATCCGCATTAGGCAGTATGGGTTTTGGCAAAACGCTAGAACCAACATATCCATAACAGTACTCGCCTAATAGGCGAGATTAGCCGCAATTATTTAAACGGGATTTCGCCAACCGTTTTTCGTGGGTTTTCCGCGGTTTGTTTTTCATCTAGCGGTAGCTATGTTGAATGCGTTGTAATTCGGCTTAGGCCGTTATGTCTTCGACTAACATGACTTGCCGTGAACCTGCCTAGGTTTCGGCTATTTGATTGTGGCATGAAGCTGACTCAGTGAAGAATGAAGTTAGGGAACAGTTGAGGCACAATTAGGCCTCCGTGAGTCGAGGATGTTCACCGCCTCGAAAAATAGCATCGCGCTAATAGTTCTCTTCCTAGTCACTGCCATCTTCACGGCCGCAAGCACAACGAATATGACAGTATCTAGTTCCGCTGTATCTTCCGCTACATACTCAATGACGAGTAACACTACTCAGACGATTATGGTAAGCGCCAACTCAACAACGACTATTCCAGCGAACTCGACCGTGACCAAGGTAACGAATAGCACCATTCCAAGTGTTAACGTAACCATTGACTCATATCCGGAAGGTGCGAGCCTAATCACGGTTGATGGGAATCGGATCATAACGCCAATGTTGTTCCTCTGGCCGGTCGGCTCAACGCACACCCTTTCTTCGGTCAGCTCGATTGACTGCGACGCATCGTGCCAATGGGTATTTCAGTATTGGACTGACGGCTATGGACAGACTCACACGATCACGGTTTCAAACTCGACGACTACCTACCTCGCTGTATACCAGCAAGAAGGGATGGTGCCGTCGTTTTCGGCAACGACAACGTCCACCACCTCCTCTACAACATTCTCCACGCCTGCGCCTCCGACGCCACCGCAGAATCTCGACTTCGCCCTAACCGTTGCGCCCTCGGCGGTTTACCTACCCCCCGACGTTTTCGCCGGCTCGACGGGCTTCACGTTAACCCTCACGAGCATTAGTGGTTGGCGAGGGAACGTTCAGTTCAACACTTCACAACTCCCTGCCGGAGTAACTCTATCATACATGCCATCCACATACTCACTCGATACGCCCTTCGCCTCATGGAACGTCGAAGTGAACATCATCGCGCCGGTGCAGGCAGGAAGTTATCCAATAGAGATTACCGCTACAAGCGGCTCGCTAACCTACGCGGCCTCGGTTACTGTCGAAGTCCAGGGGGCTACGGTGGGGAGCGCTGGTTGATTGACCCGCCAGCTTGAATAGGTAATTGTTAATCGTTACGGAACTTCGTTGCTTTGTAGGCGAGGGTTATAATACCCGTCATAACTCTAATCAGCGATCCAGGTGGCAGAATCTGTGATGATGCGCAAGATTACATGTGCGGTTCTAATCCTCGTTTCAATCGCAGCGTTGAGTGTACCCGTTTTCGGTCAGACGGTTCTCGGTGATACGAATGTCGAATCTGTCTCGACTACATTGATGGCGCAGTATGTTGAGGCGTTAACGAAGATCTCGGTTCCTGGACCAACCGTCATACACTCAGTATCCTTGTACTTGCAATACGCAGATTCTGATGGAAGCCAGTGTCTTAAGTTCGCAATTTACGGAGATGATGGGGCACCCTACAATCAGAGCAGCCCTCTCAATCAGCCGCTAATCGCAGCGACCAAGAACGGCTACTGTTTTGCCGGTAGTCCAAATATGATTATCAATTTCGGTCCGGGTTGGGAGACGTGGAACTTGCTTCCCTCCGACTATCTTACCGTACCCGCAGGTACTTACTGGCTTGCAGTCTTACCTGCGCAGTCCTACGGAACTATCTACCACTTCACATACACAGGTCTCGGCGGGGGCAACGCGCTCAACACGGGACCCTACCTGTACACTTACGGGTACTTCATGTACGCGTTCCCTGCATCCTACGTGCTTGGTTTCCCTGCAGTCTTCGCTCCCGGTGAAGTTCCAGGGAACTGCGAGAACGGCGTCATCATGCCCTGCAGCCTAAACAATCTTGAGGCGGCATTCAACGCCCCTTACAGCTTCTACGTCACAGGAGAGAGCTGA